AATATAATTTGCAGAACATCAGGTTTAATCATGATTTCTTTGTTGCTGTACTTTGTAAACCAACCTTTAACGTATCGCTTGGATGTTTCTAAATTTGAAATCATATCGATGTCACTTGCGCGAGGAACGATATCAAACACTTGGAGAAAATATTCAATGTCTGCATCTTTAATGGCTTGGAAAAACTCTTCATAGTCATCCATTGCAAGCTGTCGCATTTCTTCTTTAGATACGTTAACGATTGGAGTTCTGATAAATTTTTCAACGTATTCAAAATTAGATAAGTAATTAGCAAAGTCTTGTAGTTCTGATTTTATTTCTTCGAGGTTGTCTACTAACTTGGGATGGGCGTCAACAAGTTTGGTTTCTTGCCGTGGGGCAATGTTGTATCGTCGATCCCCCTCTTCCAACCGAATAGCATCTCGCTTGTTAGTTAAAAAGATAAAATTGGTATAGGACTTTTGTTCCCGCTGGTCGGTACGCATTTCTCGGATAGTGATTGTGTTTTCAGTGATTTGATTCTTGAGTTTTGCAGCCATTTTGTTTGCACCTTGATGAGCAGATGCCATGTGAAACTCGTCAACTACCAAGAACATTGCCCTGGTCATGAATCTGTTAAATTGCTCTTCAATATTTTCTAGGGCTTTCATGGGAACTTGCCCTTCGTCACCGAAGATTGGTCGCAGTATTCGATAGTAAAATTGACCTTTACCTGTGCCTTGAACTCCGGTCATGACCCAAGCGGTTCCGGTTTTTTCTTTTGTTTGGTAGATAAATGCTAACCAGTTAATGAAGCGTTCAAATTCGGGTTTGCCATTGCCAAGCATGTGATCGATGAGGGTATATATCTTTGGGCATTTCTTTTTAATTTTTATAGCTTCGCCAAACTTGAGAGGTTTAGCTGGAAGTGTATGATTTTGTTCATAAATTGAGCGTTGGTATTGATTTATCTGGTATGTATTTGTCTGTGGATCGAGAACAATACCTTCTTTTTGAGTGTCTGTAGGATCAAAAAACACATTACCCTCTGGCATGTAGCGTGGTGCAGGTGCTCCATGAGCATACATAAACGATTCCACGTTTTCTTTTTTGATTGGCACTAGATCAAAATGATTTAGAAACTGTCGTTCATCAGGATTGTAAATTCCACCCATGATTCGATCTGTGTTGTAGTCTCGAAAGACTACTGGGTACGAGTTTTTCTTTTCTTTGCTTTGGAATTTCTTGAAACGATCAAAAATACTTTGATAAAAATCGCTATCCATTTTTTCAATCTCAAAGATTGGTTCCCCCTTAAAGTTGTGCATGAAACGAGGGTCGGCAAGGTCAAACCAGTAGGCGTTGCTATTACCATTATTGATATTGCAGCGCACTATGGTTCTCTCGATGACCTTGCCATCTTTCGTTGCAGATTCTATTTTAGTGATATCGACTACATGAATGCTGCCTTTGTCTGGATTTTCCAAAATAGAATGTATTTGGCCGTGGACAGCACCTGATGTAATCTTTTCCCTGGACTGGTTGAGACCTGCTGTTTTTCTAAGTTCATTTTTAATTTTTGTTTCTAGTTGAAAGTTAGTCTGTGCATTAATTTTTGATGAGTTAATGAGTTTGGCTAGATCGAGCCTGTCTGATTTTTTGTTGACTAGAACAATGCGATCATCACTATTTGCAAATGGGTCTTTTTTGCTGTCATGAAAAACTGGTGGTGCAATAAATATTAGTTTTGAGTTGTCAGCCACTGAGATATCAAGTGTGTGCTTCAAACTGTGTCCGTTAACTGACAATTCAATTTGCTCTTCGAATGTTGGTATTGTGTAATTACAAAATTTGAGCCAGAGTTTTAAAGTCTTTGGTTCAACAGGTATGGTCAGCAACATAATAATGTGCAGAGATATTTGATTCTTTTTAAAACCTGTCGATGCACTAGCTTGTGCTATGTATGATGTATTTTTAATTGCAGTTGGGAATAGATTAACAACCTGCTCTGCCATCTGCTTTACATCAGACCTTTTGTATTTCTTTTTGGTCACATATCCGGGGACTTCAAGCCCATCGATATCCAAAACCATTGTGCTAGTGTATTCATGTCTTGCAATCTTTCCTGCCCTACTTTCATTTGAGAGAGGTTCATTTACGTGACCTTTTAATAGGCAATGGCCTTGATGAGCATGGTCTAAGATTGCTGTATGTGCGTCTGTTAGCGTCACAATCGTTTTATCATGTGACGTAACATTTTTAATCATTGGATACGGTTGGAACTTGTCGTCTACGAATTCCTTTGCGAGACTTCTTTTACCTTCGCCATCTGACAGAAATGTGACCGATATAGGAGTAGTCATATCGGAGTCTCTATCGTGGAAAGTTAATTTTATAGATTTCTTCGCGGCTGATCTTTACATCCTTTTCAGCTTCGAAGGTGAGTACAACGCTGCCGTTGTCTTTAATTTTATTTAAGCGAACAACACATGATATCTCTCCCTGGTCGTTGTGGATGATAACTTTCTGGTCACAAAATCTTGTTAAGCTAAGTCGTCCCATTATTTGCTGTACCTGTCGGCATAGCCTCCTTCAACTGCAAGCGGTAAAGTGCTTGCCCAAGGTGGACGAACTTCCATCATCTTCGTGATGGTTTCCATTGTGGTGTCTGGGTCTTGTTTTGGACCAACTGCAATAATCTCGTCATGCACAGTGAAAGCGACTTTGAGATTGTTTAGTTGGTTTATTTGTAGGAGTGCATCAGTAATGACGATCCGTGCAAGCGCCTGAATGATGTTTTCGACGAGCTTACCACCATAAATTTTAATCGGTTTACCATGACGCTCGTATTCGTATTCACCATTGACGTTGCGTAAGTTGGTGTAGTTCAGCGACATCCCGTTAGGAAGACGGATGCTGTTCTTTTCAATACACAATAAATCGTCAGGCCCGTAAGTATTTCCGTGATAGGCTTCGTTTATCATCCACGCAAGCATCTGATCTGCGACTTTCCACAGACGAGCTATTTTGTAAAACTTGCTGCGGTAATTAGAAACAACTGACATTGCTTCGCTGTCAGGCAATTCAACAACAGGACCACTCGATCCGCTAGACAGGGTAGCTTGGAACTTACGCCATCCCATGCCGTAACCGAGGCCGAGCACGGCTGTCTTACCTACGAATCGTTCAGTGGGATCGGTTTTCCCATTGATTTCGCGGTTATATATAGTAGAAGCAAACGCTGCATACACATCCGTCCCGCTGGCAAATTGCTGTAAGAGGTCTTGTTCATCCGCAAGCCACGCTAACATCCTGGCTTCGATGTTGCTGTAATCAGCCACATACACAAGATGCCCATCAGGGGCTGCAATACACTTACGAAGTTCTGAACCGCGAGGCATGTTCTGTAGATTGAGTCGGTCAACACCGCCAAACCTGCCAGTATGAGCTGCGTAATACTTCAGTGGTATATTGAGCTTGCGATCTGATCTTGCTGCTGCAAGCAAACGAGAGGCGCGGGTTTCTTTCAGCCGCGACTTAACTGTGAGCCTTGCATCCCAAATGCTTTTATATTGGGGATACATTTCTTGCATTTGAATAAACGCTGGATCAGATTTGCCAAAGGCAAAGGTTTCCTTGTTGGTTTGCAGACTGGTCTTGGTAGGTGGCACGATGCCTAGTTCATCTTGCAGGTATTCAGCAAACTTAGGATTGCTGGCGAGAACAGCACGTTCAACGCCCGCAGCTTCAATCTTCTTTTCTTTATTGGCAATCTCATCGTTGAGCGATTGGATCAATCGTTCTCTATCTAGGACGAGACTGGGCTGACAAAACATGCGAGTTGTTGCATCAATTAAATTTAGTTCAGATTGTGGAAATCCAGGCAACAGTTTGTTGTAGATTGCATAAGTTAAATCAACATCTTGGATGCAATACTTGGCAATTTCTTCTTCGATTTCTGGCGGTAGATCGACGATGCCCTTGGCTTTGACAAGTTCATCGCCTTTTCGCATTGACTCATCATCAAACAACCGCTTGGCAACTTCAGCCAGCTTTGCCGATGTATTGGGCGACAAACCACGAGCCATGCAAGCGGTATCGTAATAATAGTTAGGAAAAATATTGAATCGTTCAGCCAATATAGCTGCATCGAATAGTGCATTGTGACAAACGAGGTCTGCTTCTTGCCAATTGATAGCTGCCAAGCAGTCTTCTACTTCGTCATGGCTGTACCATTCGGTGTCGTTGTTGTCGATCTTGATGCCTACGCCCCAAATCTTAAATTTATCGGAGCGTATGTATTCCATAGTAGTCAGTTTACTTAGCTGATACTCGACAGAGTAATATGTTTCGAAATCAAGTGTTATCAGTGTCATTACTATTGTTATCCGTGAACAATTTATCGTGAAGTATTTTTTGAATAGCGATTGCTCGACTTTTTCTATGTGTTAGGTGCGGATTAACTGTGCTATATCCTTTAGGTACTTTTTTAATCACGCCACCTTTTGCTAAAAACTCAGCGATATCTTTTTTAATTTTTATTCTGACTTCATCTTTTTTCATAAATTTGGTGCTGCTTGTGGAACTACCAGTGCAGCAGACTGGACTGCATCAAACTAGGAAGAGGTAACAAGAAACTAGTTTGGTTCCATCCCATCGCAGGGCGGGGGGTCCGGTGGATTAAATTTATCATCAACAAGAATAGGAGGTGTTTCTCCGGCAATCATTTTTGCAGGGTCAAACCAAGTCCATTCATCGGAATAATTTGTGTAATTTTTATCTAGCTGATTTGTCATGGATATGTGAATTGCAGAGAAATTATGATTTCTGGCTGAACGCATTAGATAACAGAAGTTGAAGCTGTATCCTTTATGAATAAGCCCTTCATAAACTTCAGCATCCCCTTCTGGAACAGTTACAAATAACTGAGTTCGTTCATTGTCAGATAACACGTTCAGTTCATTAGTGCTAATTAACAAATGCCAATCATTTGGTTTTAAATGATGGGTGTTAATTAACAAATGTTTACCGACAAAATTAGAACGGGATGTCTCCAAATTCTTCTTGTGCTCTGGCGTTTGCGGCTTCTGATTCTCTGGCTGCATAAACTTGACTATATAAGTTATTAAATTTTTCTTTTAAGTCCTTATATGCCTCTGCATGAGTTTGTTTGAACCACAAAAATACATACTCTTCGAAATCAGATCGAAGAGGGTCTAAATGTTTGGCTCGATTTTCTTTAGAGGCAGAAAGGAATTCATGAATATCCATTGTGTGTTACTCCGTATAGAACAATATTAGTTGGACTAATCAAGCAGGTCAACAAAAATTTTATTAGTTGGGCTAATCAATTTTAGGGGGCATGTAGATAACGTCACCAAAGGGAACATTTGCACTCACATCGCGTTGATGGCAGCTTACCCATAGCACAGGACACTGTGGTACGTCTTTTCCTCTGGGGTATATATTACATTCCATGTCGGTCAAATAGACGATAGCTTCGAGATCATGGGCGTTTTCAGCAAGCCAATGGAAGCCAGGGACGAAACTTGTACCACCTCCTCCACCTGCTTCGAACTTGTGTAACCGCAGATCATCTTCGGGTGTAAAAATTATTGGTGGCCTGTCTTCTGGGATTTGAGTATCGACCTGCACGAGATACAGTTTTTCGGGTCGTACTTGTTGCATGATGGCAACGATCTCACCCCAGAACTGTTCGACATGCTCGAACGTAGAACCAGAAACATCAATAATAATCCCGACGGGTCCACAGAGGTCGCTGTCAATTGACGGCAGATAGATGTCTTCGCCAATGTATCCACGATTGGGCCGTCGCCAGTTGAACTCTTCACCGCCTCTGCTGGTAAAGAAAGGCCATAGTACAGAAGTCCAGTTAACCAGCGGCTTGAGTACGTTACCGAAGATACGTTCGATGTCGCCTGGAAGTTTGCCAGCCTCTTTTGCTTGCTGTAGTGCTTGGTTTATTTTGATGCGAACATTTGTTTCGAACTCGGCTGGATTAACCTTTGCTTCTGGTGGTAGGTCGTTTACTGCCCCCCAAGTAGGAACATCGTATTTCTCGCGCCAGTCGTCAGGTAGGTCGTTGTATATGTCATCAGCGGTCCATGTGCAGTCAGCGTATTTGTCATCCCATAGTTTGTCAGGTGGCAATTGAAAGCCGTACTTGATAACGATGGGGTTGATTGCCAAGTCACAAGCGACATTCCATTTATCAGGATCGCGCCCATTACGCCTTATTGGATGCAATAACATAACGTGCAAAACTTCATGCACAAGGACACCGACTAGTAAAAGTTTGAATAATCCAGCAACAAATTTCTCGTTATAGAACAGGGATTTACCGTCTGTTGCCATTGTTTTAATACGTTTTGAGTCGTGGATCAGTGCAAGACCTAGCAGTAACGTACCGAAGAACGGCTCGGTAAACAGCAGGTCGGACCTTGCACGGACAATGTGTTCATTCATCCATTGTTCTCCTTATAGTGACGCTTTAACAGCAGTCTTGTTGAGGTTGTGCATGTCGATGTTTGCAAACACTTCTTCGCGTTGGGCAGTGTTGTTTGATCGTGTTGTTTTAGATGCGAGTTTTTCTTTCACGTTTTGAGGCAAGTATTTGTCTGCCCCAGGCCACTTATCCAGCAGTTGTTTTACTGAAGTACAAGCGCCTATTAATTTAGTAACTGTGCCTCGATATTCGCGTCTTGAAATTTCTCGTGTTTCTTTTGAGGTATTGTATTTTTGAACAAGTTTCTGCAATTTCTCAAAGCGTTTCCAAGACATACTGCACTCAAAAAGCAAAGAACCATTCATTGGGGCGCTCCAGTTTTTCTCAGTTTTTAGTAAGTATTTATTATGAACTTCGTTTGTATTAGTTGCGTTTGGATGAGAAAGTGCAAAATTTATTGGAAACGGGATAGCTTGATGGTCTTCAGTATTGCCGAAAAAATATAAGGTTTGGTTGTAATTTTCAGAATTACATTCTGTAGCAATGTTGATTTCGATATTGTTAAACCAAGTGGTACAGCCTTCGAAACCTTCGAGATCATTTTTCTCTATTAAAGCATCTATATACTCACTCGCGTTTGAACCAGTGTAGTTGTAGTTCATCCAGTAATCGAAATCTGTATAGTTCTCTTCTTTAAATTGTGCAAACTTTTTCGCTAGTTTCCATTGCTCGCTGTCTTGTATATAGGGTGTTACTTTTCTAGCGAGTTTTGAAAACAGTTTTGATGTTTCTTCTTTGTATTTTGATTTTGGATTAGCGTTGTCCCAATCAAGCAGACAACTAGCGATAATTTCATCTCTGAGCATTTGTGACATTCGTACTGAAGCCATATCGATCCTCCACTGTGTTTAATTTAATATGCCAGCGTTTTTATCAATCCACTTCTCAACTACTTCGTGTTCTCTGTAGTCTTTATCCTTCTGGCAAAGGTCTTTGAAGTAGACAACTTGCATTTCTGTTTCTAGCTTTTTGATCCACTTACTTATGGACTTAATTGTTTTGTCAGTAGTCTCGTTAATCAACGCACCAACTGTTGAGTACACAACTGACATTGAGTTAGGCACTGGTGTACCTTTTGGATCAGCAATAAGATCATCCAGGTCAGGCATCTGTTTGGCATCTTTGCAGAACGCAATGAACTCACCTGCTGGTCCGTCACCAATCTTGGATGCTATTGCGTAGTGCATGAATCCATCTGCTTCGGCTGGTGTCATGTCTTTGATTTCTTTCATCATCAAAGGCAAGCCGTGACCGATGTTTTCCCAAGTACGTGGTGTTGGGAATGCGTACTGAGTGTGATCTATTTGATGGCAAAGGTTGGGCTTGAAACGTAAGAATGAACAAACGTCTTCTGTTATCCCCTTGTTACGCAGATAATGAATACAATCTTCTGCTGAAGGCATTAGAGAGTAATGGTCAAACCTGTTCTTGAGTGCTGTTGGCATCTCGTTAGCACCTGTACGATCTTCTGCACGATTGCCACCTGCCAGTATTTGTGTATGTATTGGTAATGTGTATTGACCAATAGCTCCGTCGAGTGTTACTTGCAGAAAAGCATTCATGGTTGCACGGGTTGCTTGAGGTAGTTCGTCGATAAGCAGTGCAACTTTTTCTGTCGTGTCTGATGGAGGTAAATCCTCTGGTGTGCCATAGACAGTGCGGTATGTGCCGTTATCTAATTCGATAATCTTAATACCGCCACGCACATCGATAGGGTCATAAAGGTTTGCCCGCATTTCATACACTTTGTAGCCCGCAGTAGTTAGCTGTTGGTACATAATTTCTGATTTACCGACTCCTGGTGGACCCCAGACCATCTGTGGTTTTTTCCTGTAGCCTTGGGCTTGTAGTTGCTCATTAGCTTTGATCTTGTAATGAAGCTGTTGCTCAAACTGCTTTGGTCGTATCTGTTGAATTTTGTCCATGTCCGTCATGTATTGGTTTCCTCTCTAAGTGGTTATTTGCGTTATGTATGAATTGTTTTAAGTTGCTGTTGTAATTATTCAGTTCCTCGATTAATTCTTTTATTTGTTCTCTTTGTTCTGGTGTTGGGTTCATTTAAGCTGCCTTTTTCTTTTGAGTTTTAAGGTAATCATCACTTTTAGTAAGCGTGTAATCTTTGTGAACAGTGCCGTATTTCGCATCGCCGCGTTTATGTTCGTCTATCCAAATACGCACACCAGTCTTTTTATAAAAACGCCAGTGTCCACGAACGCTATGTTCAGCAGTCCCAAATGCCCTGGTACGTGCTTTTTGTTTATTGAATGCAGCGATAGCTTTGTTTTTAGGTAGGTTGATGGTTACTCGTTTGTAAACATCTTTGCGTAAGGTGTTTGTGTTGACTGACTTAGTGCCTTTTCCTAGAATGCCTTCCTCTTCTTCCACAACCCAGTCGTAATTTAAAAGAGAAACTGCACCGCAGTAGATTAAAAGAGAAACAAATTCGTGACCCTCTAATATGGTTTGTGCTTCTAAAGCATTCTTTGTTACTTTTTTTGCATCGGCTGAAATATGACAAGTCATGCCAATATATTCAGATACATCTGCTAATCCAGATTTTCGAAAATCGACATCATTTTTAATATCAAACCAGTCTTTTATTATTTGAGGATGTGATACTGCTTCTCTAGCAATTGGATCGTTGTTTTCGTCAATATTAAAAATACTCATTGTTTGTGGACACATTTTAATTTCGCCAGATTTTTGCACTAACTTTCGAAATTCTCGATTGTTGCTGTCAATGGGTATTTTTTTGTCGTCTGTTTCTATAAATCTTCCTTCATTTTCATTTAATATTTCTTCTAATCCGGTTTCTTGAAAGAAAATAAGTTCTGTAGATGCGGGAACTGTGCTTTCTGTTAGTTTTCCAGCCGGAACCATCCGTATTTCTTCTGATTCTTTTGTCCTATTCATGTGTTTTGCTTGTTCTTTGTTAATACAAAAAGTTACTTTCCTACGGGGCTTTTCAATGGAAGAAACACCTGCTCTATAAGAAAGTGGCGGGTCAGTCCAATCTAATTTTTTTGCTGCATAACCCATATCCCATTCAATAAAAAATTTTTTGTGTGGGGGTTTAGCATTCCAAAAAGCGTTTACAAAATGCCTAGCGGATAATTTTTTGATTGATGGAATAAGTACATCTAAAAATTCGTTGTCTAGCACGTAATGGGTACTTGTGCTGATGTCTTTCGCTAAGAGTTTTAATACTTCTTTACCTCTTTTTTTGTGAGGATGAAGTGGAAAACGACGCTGTTGGTGTAGTCTGATATACGGTGAATTCAGCGAGTAAACGACTTCATCTTTTAAATGTGGATATTTTTCATGGTTAAACATTGTTCTTCCTCATAAAAAAAGTCTGGGCAGGGTGACAGGAATTGCCTGTCCCAAGCATCCGGTGGAGGCTACGCATTACTGCAAGCCATACCCATATTAGCTGTGCTAATCACTACAGACACAGCTAAACCTTGTAATCGGGATCGCGGTTCTCCACGAGGCGATCTTGTTCTTTGTCATAGACAACTCCACATCTGTCCATGATGGTGTCGAGTGCTTTGGTCCATTTGTCAAAATTTTCTTGATGGTCTTGACTTACAAAAGCCAAATTACTGATTGTTTCTATTGCTTCTACTACGTTCATGCTGTTCTCCTCTTTTCAGCTTCTACTGATTTTTGAATGTGTTGAGCGATAAGCTCTGATTTGTGTTCGTTCCTAGTATCTATGTAATCTTTTGGCAAAAACTTTCGTGTGACTATTTCTAGGGTTTTTTCGTTTACGATATATGTGCCGTTGTCCCAATTGTCTGTGTCGGCTTTGGCATACTCTTCTCGGTAAATGGTAAAACCTACTTCGCCTTCAAAATAATGTTTAGCTATGAGATGCGCTAAATCATCCATAAGTTTTGTTGCATTTGTTCTTTTCAAAGGCTGAAGGCAGAGTTGCCCTGCTTTTAGAAAACCTTCGACATACTCTCTGCTTCCTTCCCAATGTAGATAAATACAAGGGGCTTTGTCGTACTCGTTAAATGTTATTACTGCTCTGTCACCCATGTTGCGCTCTCCTAAAATAAAAATAATCCGGCTGAATCAGTTTTCTTTAACTTCCCATTTGTGAATACATATATTGGAATACAATCTAATGGTTCTTTGTCTTTTCTAGTGTGTACAAAGTATTCGTATCCTTCTACACCTCTGAAGTCTCTTAATCGTTTGACTCCGATTGTTATTTTTCCTCCACGCTGTCGTATAAAATATCTCATACTTCCTCCAATCTCTCGCCAGCTTCTACGTGATAATTGATATCGGTAAATATCTCTGGTCTGTATTGTTTGCGTACTGCCGCTTCACATTTGTCACAGACTCGTGCCACGAAAATACCGTTAACATCGAGTAGCTCCCAGGAGTCTTCTCTGCTGTGCATACAATCGTTAAATGCCATCGTCTGCCTCCTCTTTAAATGCTTCGATTATTTTCTCTAATCCACGCAAGTAGGTTTCTGCTTCTTCAATGGTTTCAAATGTCGGCGTACCGTTAGTTACATGATTGATAGAGTCTACTTCTTCGTTTCCTATCCAATATTCCAAGTCCTTCGAATAATTAAATAAATACTCTCGTATTTGTTTATTCATCATCGTCCTCTTCATCGCTGTCTATGTCGCAAATGTCACTTCGTTCAATCTCAAATAACCCTGCACCTGCTTCGTTGTATTCATTAAGTATTTCTTCAATAAATTCTTCTTTGCTTTCACAATATCGTACTGGATTAGTTTCACCGAGTTTTACTGTGCATTCGTATCTATACTTTTTTTTATTCATCATCGTCCTCTTCGTCCTCTTCATCTATTCGTTTCATATCGGGGGCAGTTAATTGGCCTACACGCCCTATTAATGTATGCAATCTCCAGCCGCACACATAAGTTAGTACATCGTCAATGAGTTTTTGTGATTCGGGCGTTGAATTAAAATATTTTGTAGCAAGTCGATTCATTGATTTGGAATTTTCATCGTCATCATTAACAGCTTCGAAAAATACTTCTGCTAGGATTACATCCCAGTGCGAGTGTTCTTTGTCTTCTGAATATTTTTTTAGATTGGTTAAGTATTTTTTACCAAGTTCAAAATCTTTTTTTGTGGGGTAATCTAAGCTCATCATTGTTCTCCTCTTCATCGCTGTCTATTGTCATACATTCGGCACAAGCCCATCCGTCGTCGTATCCTATGCGATCTACAAACCTGCCGCTTCCAAACGCTGTTGATTTACCGCAATGCACACAGGGATCTTTAATTTCCATCGTTGTCTTCGTTTTCTATAAATTCAATTCGGACTGACGTAACACGCTCACCCCAACCGGGGACTTCTTCAATGTTGGCGTATACTGGATATAGTCCATCGCCTACTCCAGTGCTCACGCACACACCAAGTCCTTCAGCACCGCTTGTATGTTCAAAAGCATGTGTTGTTGGGCGTGTTGTTCCAATTGCTTTTACGAAAGAGACCCAATCAGTAATTTCTTCGGGTGGGTTTAAACCTTGTATGAAATAGCAAGGATCGCCTAGCCAGCATAGACCTGCATCTACACTAATGTTGCCTACATGTTTCTCCATGATACATCTCCGTAATGTATTGTTGTTTGTGGTCTGATTTGTTTGAGTCGAGGAACGCGGGAAGGTCTTCGTTGCACTTCATACAGCGAAGTTGTTTTACCTTTAAACGATTGCTGTTCTTTACAACCCCAATAGAGTGGTAGCCACAGTTCACAATGTGGTGTACCAGAGGTGTGTGTTGTGGATTTATACAGTCAAAAATCCACACCATAAGATTATGAAGCATCTGTTGTTCCCTCCATATTTATAAAGTCGTTTATATCAACCACGTTGTACTCTGCCTCACGCACGATGTTCTCAGGCGTACCGATTAAATGTGCATAGATAGTGTGGATGAAATGCTCTGCTGCACCGGGTGATTTGAATGTTGTTTTTATGAGCGCATTAAAGCCGCATGGTTTTTTGTTGTAGAGTTGTACTTCACCAATGCAGTAAGTATCTTCGGACAGTTTTACAATTTTTATGCGACTACCGTTAGGTATTGGAAAATCATTTACTGTGCTCATAAATATTCCTTTACTAATGGAGAGTCTCACTTTCTATTTCTGGAGAGACTTCTTGATACATCTGTGTAAGCATCTGCACTAAATTTTCTTTTGAGATGGGCAAACTCATTGCTTCTGTGATTACTCCACCCATATACATTGCAATAATCTCCAGCGTCTGCTGAATTTGTTTCCTTTTATTTGTTGTTTTGCATTGTTCTGGGTAATATTTTTCTACAACACTCTCAACTTCTCGTACAAATTTGTGCCAAGTTTCTTCATCCATACCGCTTGGTGTGACATTGTTATTCATTAGTGGTTTCCCCTGGACTTGCCGTTAAAGTGATGTTGTAGTTTTAACTTTCAGTTCTCGGATGTAATCTGCTGCTTGCCACATGCCAATTGTCAATAAGATGTACTCAACCTGTGAAGGCAGCACACCGCTTATTGATGTAAAGTCATGCGCTTCTACGATCTCGATCCCTGCTGCAATAGCAGTACCGATAGCACCTGCGCCTAACAGAATTACAATCCCTGCTTGAATTTGCTCACGCCAGTTGCCAGTTCTTATGATCTGTTCTTGAGCACGAGCCTCTTCGTAAATAGCAGTAACGCTGTTAAAGATTTTTCTCATGTTGGAGTTCCTCCGTTAAGTGAGAGTTGATGTCATCAAGAAGACTATATAAGTCTTCAATTAAAAAATCGTATGGACGTTGTAGTTGTTCGTTGCCCTGTTTTCTGGCTGCACACTGCTTTTTTGCTCGGTGTATGCGACCAATCAATAAAGACAGCGGAGTGCTGAAAGGTTTGTTTATGCAGTATGGATTAAGTCTGTGTAAGAGCATTTCTGTCTTAGCGAGCATGTTTATTGTCTCTTCCTTGGTGGTCATACCGCCTCCCCTAATAGATTTTTTGCTTCCTTTAGTTTCGCTACTGCTGCATCTACGCGAATTACTAAATTATCTGTTTGGTTGTTATGCCATATTGTGCATTCTTCTAAATTGATAACTTCTATTCCTAAAGTTTCACTGAAATAGTTAACTGCTTCTTCATGCCACCCGGCTTCATTTGCATCTGGGTCAATTTCTTCCAGATAGTCTGCTGTTGCTTCGTTAACCAAGTTGGTTTCACGTATTATTTTTGCGGCATCCATCCCCATTTTTATTGCAAGATCAACCAACTGGTATGTAGCGCAATCATCTCCACTTAAAACTAGTGTTTTCATATCCGTTATCCTTTTGGTAGTCCGTAACGTGGTCGCCATTCGTTTAACAGCACCTTATTGCTTCGATCAAAGTTCGCTGTAATACCTACAATGTCGTGATCGACATGTTGTGTATTGTTAGATGCCAAGTCTTTAATCATTCTGTCGAAATCTAACGGGCAAATATCGTTAACCGCGTCAATGTCCATCATCAGAGACAGCGGATCCGTAAGGCGGGCCCGCTGTCCTACATTTTTGACGATCTGACCTATCTGTTTAAAATTAGTGCTATCCATTCTGTTTTCCTTTAGTCATGCACACAGTGTTTTTTTGTTGTTGAAAGAATCCCACCAACTAGCCGAGGAACATGACTAGAAGGTGGGAGTGCGCCCACTCATGTAGCGAGCGCGGTTGCCGTTTTACTTAACTCGTTGCCATACAACTGTGTTGCCTTGTATGACATACCTCCAAGTTGGGTGGTTATTGTGATTTTCCATCTTTACTCTCCTTTCTATCTAACATTGATATTTTGCATCCACGAATTTCTTCATGTCAGATACAGTTGCTCTTTCCATATCGCTGTAAACATGCTGCGTAAACAGGTAATTACCCAGATTGCGTAATCTCTGTGTTACAGCATAGTTGGTGTAATAACGTGGTTCTTTGTTGTAACTCACGTAAGTCCATAACTGCTTGTGTACATCCATCCACTTACCTGCCTGGGCTGACGCTTCACGCTTTTTATCGAGTGTTACTTTGAACCATTCGGGTGTTTCGTCGTGACCAGATAAGTCTGTGTTGTTGATGCGTATTTCCTGTATTGCGCGATCTGCTAGAAACATAGTGACCATATTTCCTACAGACGACATCACCTGAAATACTTCCTGACTTGTGCAGTTATCAATAACTTCTTGATAGGAAGACACTAATGAATCAATAGCTGACGGATGATCGATTGTTGTGGTCTTGCCATTCGATGCCTTGGTAGTCTCCTGTCGTATCTGACCGTAATCTTCCAAAGCAGCTTCTCGCATACCTTTGCGTTGTATGTCGGTCATGTTCTCAACACGAGCTTCGTTGGACACTTGAGCATAATAAGTATCAGTTGGTATCAAGCCGTCGAGTGTGTCATTCAAACGCCAATCAGCAGCGAGCCAGTTAGGAAGTCTGTAGTTGTTAGGCTTCGCTATCTGAGTGTTGTCTGGGTCAGTAGTTGGATCAACACCTACATCATTAAGTGTTGAATGTACTGGGTAAGTGAGTTCTTTTGTTTCTGCTTCTGATGGATCAGTATGATTTACATTTGTCATGATTAAGTTTCTCCGTAAAACTTGTGTATGTATTTGATTAGTTGTGCTTATTTTTGATTAGTCTAGCTAATATCGTCATCCATAGGAAAACTTGAGCTTCTATCCATAAGTAAGTCGTCAAGTCGTTGGTTAATGTCTGTCACTTGCATTTCCTGATCGTCAGTTACCAAGTGCCAATTTTCAATGTTAAAGTCTAGCGATGCCATAAACATCTCCTGATTAGTTGTACTAATAGTTGCTGTTGTTGTCAAACGATTTCTTATTTAACTCATAAAGTCCTCTGACAAGTCTTCGATAGCATCAAGACTTCCATCCACATCTACCATCAGAATGGCGATTGTGGTCAAAAGAATCTCTGAAGGATTGTCACGGATATAGTCGCGGATCGAACTACCTGCTCTTTTGAGTTTTGTGAACAGATTGATCGGACCGGGTTTCTTCTTGCTGTTCTTTTTCTTCTTTTTCTTAGGCTTCTCGATAACTTCGCCTGTGTCTGTGTCAATTGTATCGGTCATACGTGTTGCTCCTTTTTGGTTGGAATGATTGCTATTGCTATTAATGTGGCAATTCCGATGATGATTATTGCTGTGCGTATTTCATTTGGTACTGGGTAATTTGCGATGTTAATTAGTGTTTCCATTCAGTTATCCTCTTCAGTCTATTTGTAGATGGTGAAATCCCTAGGTCGGGTCTTAAAACTATTCTTAATGTTTTTTACCATACGTTTGATGACGTAGTGTTTGAAATACTCCCAGCTTTGTAAACGCCATCGCCAAGTGTGGTATGGGCCTTTAACATAGTCTTCAACAAGGTCTTCAAACCAAGTGGTCTCTGTGCAATAAACAGCATCAGCATCTGGTTCAAAATAGTCTGCGTCTGCATAGGGGCAATGAAGTACTATAGTGAATCCATCCCCAATTAAGTCTTCACCACAGGTTTTACATGTTCCATTTCCGTACCTTCCGTAATCTTCCATATTTAGTTCCTCAAGTTATTTGTAATGCGATTAAATAGCCAAGTGATAGGCCAGTAATTAGTGGTATGTAGATCATCACTGTTGCTTTGATCCATTCTTGCTTTACACGTTCTCGCGTTCGGTAATACCGTCTGTATTTGTACATTAGATATCTACCCCGTTGTCACAAGCGCGATGTTCTACTTCCAAGTGCCAAGCCCATTCAGCGTTTATGAAAGCCTCCAGGCAATGGTATTTGGTCTGTTTCTCGAACTGACGTTCTAACATTTCAGCGCGGGTTTCAGTTTGGTTAGGCCAAGTTTCTTCCAGCCACTCGCCAAATGATGTACCAGAACTTATTGGGTTCTGCATTTCATCCGCCAGGGAACGGTTTGTTAATGTGTCAGGGAACAAGTCGTTTATGTGTTGAGTTATCTTTGCTGTTTGTCGTTGTAATTCTTCGTTGATGTCCATTGTTTTGTCCTTATAGATAGGTGAATGCTGCGTAAATGAATAGATAAGTACCAACTGCCAATCCGACACTGAAAAGTGCCAAACAAGACCAATAAAGGATGGAATAAGCGAGATTTCGCATGTTTTACTCCTTAAAAAGTGCGTTTTTTGATGAAAAAAGTGTGTTTTTTGCGGTTAAAACTGTGTTTTTTTGCTTTTTTGAGCCAAAAACTGACTAAAACGAGCGGAGCGAGTGTGTTTTTTGATGTTTTTTCCGGGTTAAAACTGGCTGTTTTTGCTTAAAACTAGTGATTTGTCACAAAACCAAGCGATTTGTCCCAGTTGTACCGCTGTACTGGTACAAGTGAAAAGTGTTAAATAACAAGTGCTTAGATGCCTTGTCCCAGCTGTACCACCTGTACCACCTTTTTTTGTAAGCAGGTCAGAATTGATTTTGGTGTTTTTGATTTTCTCAAGATTCAACCCAAAACACTGGTACAACTGGTACAACTGGTACAGATTTGCTCTAGCCCAGTAAGTACGTGGCTTGTAGCCTGTCCCAGCGTTTTGAATTTACTGGTACAACACTGGTACAACTGGTACAAGACCGACGTTCCTCCCATCGCGGGCGGGGGGTTGTTACTTGGCATGTACCAGTTATCAGGTGGCAATTGTTAGCTGTCAGTATCGAATACAGCAATGGCTATGCCTACCATCAATACCTCTGTAAGTGTCACCTCTTTGAGTAGATCAACAACCTTGTAAGTTGCTACGTCCCAAGCGATGTCTCCCCAAGTCTTGTTTGAATCTATTTCTTGTTGCTTCTTGATAGATGCGATGTGTTCTTTTGATCCGTAATAAACTTCTTCATTGTCTAATCGATTGTGTGTGTGTTTGTTGTTCATAGTCATTTGTCTCTTGTCAATTAATAATTAATAACTTCCAAATAACAACTGACTACGAGCGAGGGACGAGTGAGTGCTGTTTTCTGGACAAGGTTCCAAGAGTTGAAATCAAAAACAAGGTTCCAAATGTCGAATTCCGGTTTGGGGTTGGGTTTTTGCTTGTAGGGGGAGATAGTGTCTCAGTGATTCTGATATAAAAATCACAAAAATTTTTTCAAAAAATGCAACAGCAAAGATACCCCAGGACGAGTTATTGCTGTATCGTGGCAGTTGGCTCTAAGGATTGGAGGCTGTCACTTGTCAATTGACACCAAGCTGTGCAAAGGCTGCAATCAACGATTACCACTTAGCAAATTCGAAGTTGGTAAAAACACCAAAGGAACTTATACACGACAAACTTGCAGAAGTTGTGTCGGTATCCAACGTCGCAAGCGTTTTTCGTCAAATCCGCGTGGCTATTTTCAGCAAGCACTCCAGTATTCAAAAAGTTCCTATAAAAAGAACAACAAAAACACCCCGGACTTACCTGCGTATGTACTTACAGTTGAAGACTGTTTGCAGCTATGGGATCAGCAAAATGGTAAGTGTGCTTTATCCGGTGTGCAGATGACACATCATCGAGATGGTTCGGGTAAAAAGGAATTTAATGCCTCGTTAGATCGTATAGAACCAAAAGGTGCGTACAGTAAAGCGAATGTACAGCTAGTTTGTTACCGCATAAACATCATGCGACATGTGCTGGATATCGACATGTTCTTCTGGTGGGTCAAGAACATACATGATTTTTCGGTTGAAAATAAAGATTAGTGGGACTAATATTCTCAAATGAAACATACAGTGGAAGTGTTGTGTCTTGATGGGCTTGAAGCGGCCATTATTGGTCAGACCACAAGAGATGGAAAAACAGAAGTGCTGGTTTACGATGCCACAGTAGTAAACAAGTTGTTAGTCGAGCTTGGTTACGTTGATTTTGATGCTTTCGATTTTGAACGACAGCTTATTGAGACAGGGGGTGTCGAGAGTCGAAGACGACCTGTGTTTGTTTATTTAGATGATAACGTAAAGGACAGAATTTTTGGCACTCCATCAGTCAGAGGAAGAAACACTCCCCTCCATTAACATTGATTCAGAAATGTCGGAGGCAGAGTTCAAATCACACTTGCCATATGCGGGTCTTAATTATGGTTCGCTGACTGTGCAGCAGGAAAAGTTTGTCTTGTTACATGTCAGTGGCATGAGTCTCGCGGCAGCAGGTAGGGCAGCAGGTTATTCAACGCGAAGACTGGCTTACGAAACGGCCAAGAAGCCCAATGTGCAAAAAGCCATTGAGTATTTTAGAGAGCAGATGCGCGAAGAAGTGAAATTCACAACAGCAAACGCTCATCACATGTACATGGAGTCGTACACCGCAGCAGCAAATTCTACAGAAATGAGAACAACAGTTGATTCCCTGGTCAAACTGCATGGGTTGGCGCAACCGGAGCAGCAGACTCAGGTGAACATACAGATTAATGGTACAAAACAGCTCGAACGGATGACTGACGAAGACCTTCTTAAAATCGCTGGTAAGGATACAGAATACTTGGAACCTAAAAGTACCAATGGAGATAGCGAAGGCTGAGTGTAAGAGATGTAAAAATCTCTACAATGAAACTTTGGTCAACAGTAAGCGGTTGTGTGTGTATTGCAAAGCCGATGAAGTTGACAAGTTACCCTCGCCAGTTGTTAAAGAAGAAGTGCCAGTTGCCAAGAAATCCGAAGCGGATATGGCAAGAGAAGAATTAGCACTTCGTATTCTCACACGTAAAAGATTACTCCCGTTTGTTGAAAGATTTAATCCTGAATATCTGGCAGGTTGGGTACATAAAGATGTATGTAAACGCCTGGAAGATTTTTCCCGTGCTGTTGTTGCTAAAGAATCTCCGAGGTTGATGCTGTTCTTGCCACCTCGACATGGCAAATCGACACTTGCCAGTATTGCTTTCCCTGCTTGGCACTTGGGACGTAACCCCGAACACGAGTTTATTAGCTGTTCTTATTCTGGCTCATTGGCAATGGGGTTCAGTAGAAAAGTGCGTAACCTGTTAAGAGAGCCTAGTTATAAAACGGCTTTTGATAAAACCCGCCTCGATCCTGAAAGCCAGAGTGCCGAAGCATGGCTGACTACGCAAGGTGGCGGATTTGTCGCGGCAGGTGTTGGTGGTGGTATTACAGGTAAAGGTGCTCACGTTTTAGTGATCGATGATCCGGTAAAAAACCGCGAGGATGCCGAATCGCAAAACAACCGCGATGCCAATTGGGATTGGTATACGTCAACTGCCTACACACGTTTAGCCCCAGGTGGAGGAGTGCTTGTCATTCTGACGCGGTGGCACGATGACGATCTGGCAGGTCGGTTATTAAAAGGTACTTCTGAAGGGGGTGACGAATGGGAAGTAGTTCGCTACCCCGCTATCGCTGAAGAGGAAGAAGAATTTAGAAACTCTGGTGAAGCACTGCACCCAGAGCGTTATGACGTAAAAAGTTTAGATCGAATCAGAAAAGCAGTCGGGCCGCGAGACTGGTCTGCGCTGTATCAACAAAACCCTGTTGCAGATGACGGGGACTATTTTACCCGCACGATGATTAATTATTACCACGCGGAGGATGTTGATGAAGAACGACTCAGGTATTACCAAGCATGGGATTTGGCAATCGGTCAGCGTGATCGCAATGACTATAGTGTGGGTATGTGTATCGGTGTTGATGAGCATGATCGTCTTTTTGTTATGGACGTTGTGCGCGGTCGCTATGACGGTTTCGAACTGGTTGAGCAGATTCTGGACTTTTATGAGCAGTGGAAGCCTTCGATCATAGGTATTGAAAAAGGTCACATCGAAATGGCACTTGGACCATTTTTAGAAAAACGTGTTCGAGAGAGGGGCTTGTACGAAGCCTATTTTAAAGATTTAAAGACAGGAAGGCGTGATAAAGAAGCAAGAGCGCGAGCGATACAGGGTCGTATGCAACAAGGGATGGTTTACCTTCCTAAAGATGCGCCTTGGGTCGGTCCACTGATAGCAGAACTTTTACGTTTCCCCAATGGTACACATGACGATCAGGTTGATGCGTTAGCTTGGCTCGGTCTCATGATGACGGAGTTTGCTACTTATCAAGCTCCGATAATTAAAGAACCCAGTTGGCGAGATCGGCTTGTCGGTATGACACAAGGTGATCGACGCAAATCAGCGATGAGTGCATAAATTATGGCCTATTCAAAATCGAAGAACCTAGCTCCAGAAAAAGAGATGCAAATTGCAGACACACAATGGCATCGGTACGTTCGTGCGCGGGATAACGGGCATACTGATTATATTGAGATGGCACGTAAATGTGACTCGTATTATCGCGGGGAGCAATGGGATGCAAACGATATTGCAACCCTTGATGCAGAAGGTCGCCCTGCTCTGACTATTAATACTATTTTGCCTACAGTGAATACGGTATTGGGCGAGCAGTCATCGAGGCGAGCAGATATTCAGTTTAAACCCCGACGCGGTGGCGATCAGGAAACAGCAGACGTACTGACCAAGTTGTACTTGCAGATTGCAGACAACAACAAACTCGACTGGCTGGAGCAACAAGTATTTTCTGACGGTTTGATTATGGATGGCCGTGGATATTTTGATGTGCGGATTGATTTTACAGATCACACACAGGGCGAAGTGAGAATTACAGCGAAAGACCCCTGCGACATTTTGCTCGACCCTGATGCAAAAGATTATGACCCTGCTTCTTGGACAGAATTTTTTGAGACTCGGTGGATGACACTTGATGAGATTGAAGAGTTATACGGCAAGAAGCAAGCAGAGCGATTAACTTTTATTGCTGAGAACGGCAACTCTTATGGGCGCGATTCGATTGAATACGAAGAAACACGTTTTGGTGATGTCGATACACACGAAGAACATATCCCAGGCGATGACGAGTACAGGAAGGTTCGAGCGTTACGAGTTATTGAAAGGCAGCATAAAAAGATGTCGCGCTGCGATTATTATGTTGACCCACTGACTGGCGACCAAAGACCTGCACCTGCGAACTGGTCTGACCAGAAGAAGAAAAAATTTGGCAAACAGTACGGGCTAAGTTTAATTTCCAAAGTTGTTCCTAAAGTTCGATGGACTGTTACTTGCGATAAGGTAGTGCTGCATGATGATTGGTCGCCCTACCCTGAGTTTACGATTGTTCCTTATTTTGCTTACTTCCGTCGTGGCAGACCTTTCGGCATGGTACGCAACTTATTATCTCCGCAAGAACAACTGAACAAAATTGCTTCTCAGGAATTGCATATTGTAAATACAACAGCAAACAGCGGCTGGATGGTTGAGTCCGGTTCGCTTGTTGGTATGACTCCTGATGACTTGGAAGAAAGTGGCGCACAGACTGGTTTGGTAGTTGAGTATGCCAGAGGTACTAATCCACCTACTAAGATACAGCCCAATACAATTCCGACAGGTCTGGATCGTATTAGTCAGAAAGCAGCGGGAAATATCAAAGCTATTTCTGGCGTGAATGATTCAATGCTAGGTAGTGACGGACAGGAAGTTTCTGGTGTTGCGATCCAAGCAAAACAAAATCGTGGCGTTATCATGATTCAAGTGCCACTGGATAATTTGCGAAAAACCAGACATTACCTTGCTGAAAAAATATTACGATGCGTTCAGCAGTTCTATACCGAAGAGCGTCTTATACAAATTACAGACGAGACTGATCCGATGAAACCCCGCGAAGAATTACGCATCAATGAGATGTCACCGGAAGGTCGCGTTATAAACGATCTGACTATTGGTGAATACGATGTGGTCGTAGCGACTGCTCCCGCACGGGATAGTTTTGATGAGGTTCAGTTTGCTGAAGCATTGAATCTAAGGCAGGTCGGTGTAGCGATCCCTGATGATGCCATTGTCGAATACAGTCATTTGACTAAGAAAGGTGAGCTTGCAAAACGCATACGCGAGCTAACTGGACAAGAGCCGCCTACTCCAGAACAGGCTGAAATGCTTGCAATGCAGAATCAGCTAGAAATGATGAACATACAGCTTGAGATTCAAAAGCTCGAAGCCGAAGTACAAAAACTCCAGTCTGAAGCTGCCCTGAATATGGCGAAGGCTACAGACACTGCCGAAGTGCAACCACAGCTACAGATTGCAGAAATACAATCTAAGCTGGCAATGAAGCAGCAAGAACTTGAGTTGAGAAGGGAACTTTCTGCAAACACCAATGAAATCCGCAAAGGACAATCGGATACTCAGGCCGCAACTAAGATTGCGTCAACTGCCATGCAAATGGCAAACAAGCAGCAAACTAATCCCCCCACTGATACAGGAGTCAACTAATGGCTAAGAAAGAAGCTGAGAAAGAAGAACTACAATTCGAAAGGATGCCAGGGTCTGAAGAGATGGAGCAACCTGAAAACATAGACTTGAATTTTGGTCTTGGTGAAGAGACTGAAGTAGAGCAGCCCCAAGAAGAACAGCAAACTCAAGAGGTCACTGAGGATGCTGTTGTAGAAGAAGAACCTGCTGAAGAAACTACTCAAGAAACGGAGGAAGTTAGTGCTGAATCTGAGGAACCTGCTGAGACCCAAGAAGAACAACAGGAAGAAACAGTTGCCGAGCAGCCTGAAGAGGCAGAACCTGCTCAAGAAGAAGTACAAGCTAAAGAGCCAGAGCAACCTAAGAAACCAATGGTTCCTAAAACACGGTTAGATGAAGTCCTTCAAAAGAACAAAGCTATGCAAAAAGAGCTTGAAGAACTTAAAGCAAAGGAACAAGCACCAAAAGAAGCACCTAAATACGATTTTGATGCCGAAGAAGTCAAACTTCAGAACTTAATCTTGGACGGACAGGCTGAAGCGGCTGCAAAAAAACGAGCCGAGATACGTGCAGCCGAGCGTGAGCAGATTACTTTTGAAGTTGAGCAGAAAATGCGCCAAGAAATAACTATGTCTAACCAACAAAACGCAATATTGGACGCAAGTAAGCAGATCGAGGCCGAATTTCCTGTATTTGACCAGAATTCCGAGCACTATAACGAGCAATTAACGAACGAAGTTGTCGATTTGGCCGAGGCTTTGGGCTTAAAAGGCTACGATGGCGCAGATGCTATGCACAAAGCGGTGAAATACGTGGTTGCAGAGCATAATTTAGCAGCCCCTGCCCCTGAACCTACGCAACAAACTCCATCTGCACCTAAAAAAGCGCAACCCGCAGTTGATGAAGTGGCTAAAAAACGTAGTGAGGTTGCTAAAAAGCTCAAAACTGCCGAACAGCAACCACCTAATCTCCCTGGCGAAAGCAGTTCAGCGCATGGGGAGCAACCTTTGGACATTAGCAACATGTCTGAAGAAGAGTTCAATGCCCTACCCCCTGCCACAATAGCCCGATTACGAGGAGATGTTTTGTAATGACTAGGAAAAAAGACCCACGATTGGAAAGAGCAGGTGTTTCGGGCTACAACAAGCCAAAAAGAACACCTAACCATCCGACAAAAAGCCACGTTGTAGTTGCTAAATGCGATGGCAAAGTTAAAACCATTCGTTTTGGGCAGCAAGGTGTAAAAGGGGCAGGTAAAAATCCTTCTAGCGCATCAGAAAAAGCAAGGCGTAAGTCTTTTAAGGCTCGACACGCTAAGAACATTGCAAAAGGGAAATGTTCGGCTGCGTATTGGGCCAATAAGGTCAAATGGTAATGAACCATGTACCCAATCTGTGAAGTGATATGGAAAGATGCTTGGATAGATACAGATGATATAACTGTAGCTGATGCCAAAGAGTTAAAAGCCATTGTTCGTCACACGGTTGGGTATCTTATCGAGATTAAAGAAAACGAAGGGCTAATTCTATGTACAGATTGGTATCCTGATGAAATAGAGTATGTAAATACACCAATAGTCATACCTTGGGGCATGGTCATTAACTATAAAACTATTGATAACACTATTACTAATTCATTTGACAAGATTAATTAGCCCAACTAATATATCTTTTACGCATGATAGAGCGATACTATCCGTGTCGTACACGTAAAAAACGTCTTATCTCGTCCGTAATGACGTAAAACTTACCGAGGTCGCACCTCGTTCTAAATGCGCTAAGTCGTTGCAGCACGATACGTTGCAAGGGTTTAGCCGCACCTAGTCGGCTGAGATTGGCAGGTTATGCCTGTTTATTTATAACTTTCATTTAACAATGGAGGCCGATTATGGCTTTAACGAATTTTGCATCGTTAACCAGTAATCAGTTAACTGCATGGAGCCGTGACTTCTGGCGTGTTGCTAGAAATATGAGCTTTATTAATCAGTTTGCTGGCACTGGTTCTAACGCTATGGTTCAAAGAATCACTGACTTAACTAAGTCTGATAAAGGAACCAAAGCAGTCATCACATTGCTTGCTGATATGACAGGTGATGGTATCACTGGGGATAACACCCTAGAGGGTAACGAAGAAGCACTTCGTGCCTACGATATCACCATCGAGCTAGATCAGCTTAGATTTGCTAACAGAATCGCTGGTCGTTTAGCCGATCAAAAATCTGTTGTAAATTTCCGTGAAAATTCTCGTGACGCTCTTGCTTATGCAATGGCAGATCGAATGGATCAACTTGCCTTCTTAACATTGGCGGGTCTTGCATATACAAACAAGACTAACGGTGCGTTGAGAACTACTTCAGCTACAACAGGTCACGAGCTTGTTGATTTGGAGTTTGCTTCTGACGTTTCAACTCCAACTACTAATCGTCACCGTCGTTATGACGCAGGTACAACAAGTCTTGTCGCAGGTGACACTACTGCTGTTGACTCTGCGGATACGATTAACTACAGAGCGATTGTCGAGTTGAAAGCGTATGCCAAGGATAACTATATCCGAGGTATTCGCAGCGCTGGCAATGAAGAAGTGTTCCATCTGTTTGTTACTCCACAACAAATGGCTGATCTCAAGCTAGATTCAGATTTCCTAGCGAACGTGAGAAACGCAGGTGTTCGTGGACCAAGCAACCAGTTGTTTGCAGGTTCATCTTCACTGATGGTAGATGGCGTGATGGTACATGAGTTCCGTCATGTTTTCTCAACCGAAGGCGCAACTTCTGGAACTAGCACAAACGCTGGTTCTGCGGGTTACAAGTGGGGCGCAAATGCTGACCAAGACGGTGGAAGAGCACTGTTCTGCGGAGCGCAAGCTCTAGCAATGGCCGACATTGGCAACCCAGAAGTAGTTGAAGAGACTTTTGACTATGGAAACCAATCTGGTATTTCCATAGGCAAGATTTTCGGTCTACGGAAGCCTAAGTACAACAGTGACCATAACGGTTCCACTGAAGACTTTGGTGTAATCTGCTTAGACACTGCTGTTTAAGTAAAGTAGTAACCCCCTCCCTCCCTCCTGACTCCTGGGGAGGGTGTGGGGTTTTTTAAATTTACGAGAGGACAAAGTTATGTGGACAAAACCTACATTCGAAAACGTAAGACTTGGCTTTGAAATCACTATGTATTTCAGCAATAGGTAAATCTTTATGAAAATAATCTCAGATAAAAACCTCCGCGTGGCAACAACCTGGGGAGCTGTAGTTGTTTTGGAAGCGGGAAAAGAAAGGGAACTGAGTGAAGAAATTGGACTTCTGGCATTACAACAAGGCGCAAAAGAAGTTGGCGCGAAGAGTAAAAAAGAATCAGTGAAGATTGAAGAGACTACACTGGTATCCATACGAGCAAGAAATGAAGACGGTCACTTTATTGCCGACGATCCTTCGACACCAGATGTAGATGAAGCATTTGTTGAAGTAGCAGTTGGCGATGTTACAGAAGTAGTTGTGGCTATTGAAAAACTTGTGTCGGATGGCGATCCCGCTAACTTTAAAAAGAATGGTGAACCAAAAGCAGCAGCTATTAACAGCGCGGTTGGCCGAACAGTAGCACCGGAAGAACGCACTAAAGCGTGGGATCAAGTTATTAATGGTTAGGTAAAGCAATGGCGACTTCGGTTCAAAGTATAGTAGATAAAGCTCAGATAATTTTACAGGACACATCTGCTATACGATGGCCTGAGTCTGAACTTGTTAGTTGGGTAAATGATGCTCAACGGGCAATCGTTCTTATCAAACCTGATGCTAGTGCTACGAATGAGACAGTTACTTTAGCAACTGGTACTAAGCAGTCCATCCCATCGGGGGGTAATAGACTTCTTAGTGTTATTCGTAATATGAGTGCAGCCAGTGCGGGTAATGGTGGTAGAACTATCCGTATTGTTGATAAGGAAGTTCTTGATGCACAAGCACCTAGTTGGCATGACCCTGCCGCAACTGGTCTATCAAAGCATGGTACGACGGTTAAACATTATGTCTATGAAGAAAGTGATCCACGTACTTTTTATGTTTATCCAGGTGTTGCTGGTAATGCTTATTGTGAGATTGTCTACAGTGCAAACCCTGCCGCAGTTACCATAAGTGATGATATAGGTTTACCAGACATCTATTCTGTTGCAATCATGAATTACGTTGTTTACATGGCGTACATGAAAGACGCAGATTTTGCAGGGCATCAACAGCGAGCAGCTTCGCATTTTCAATTGTTCATGACTTCAGTAAGTGGTAAGTCGCAGTTAGACATACTGACTTCTCCAAATAGTGAACGCCCCGATCCGACTTTAAATCCAATGATGGGTAATTAACTATGGCAACAGTGAAATACGAAGACTTACTGCCTGACATCATTCCAATGGTTCCTGGCTGTACTGACACTCTGATTGAAAACACAATTCGCAATACCGTAATTGAGTTGTGTGAAAAAAGCGAAGTGTATCAGGCAGAACTTGATCCGGTGGATACTGTTGCTAATACCTATGAGTATGATTTTGAGCCGCCTACGGGTACTGTGGTCCACAAGATATTGTGGGCTACTTACGACGGGAACGACCTCGAAGCAGTATCTTCTTCTTTGTTAGAAGAGCGAGAACCAAAATGGCGAGAGTCTACTTATGTTGGTACACCTACTTATTTCATCAAACAATCTTCTAGCCAGTTTTGGTTAGTGCCTATTCCATCAGTTACAAAAGTAGGCAGCACGATTGTTAGAGCAATTTTAAAACCTACGCATACAAGTACAGCATGTGAAGCTGACATTATGAATGACTATCGTGACGCGATTGTTAACGGCACGTTATTTCGTTTACTGAGAATACCAAACAAAGACTGGTCCGATCTTACTGGCGCTGAAGTTTATGCACAGCTTTGGCAAGAAGGACTTAGTTTCGCAGACAGAAAAGCAAGATTTGCAGATAGCCCAGTGGCGAGGAAAGTAAAGTATGGCGGATATTACACCACTCCGTATAGAAGAAGACGAGCAACGTGGGAAAAGTATTAATACACCTAAAGTAGCTGACATTCGTGAAGAATGGTCGTGGGTTAAAACTGGTGTTGATAAGATTTTGGAGGCTAATAAACATCTCACTTACAGGCCGGAAGATGTTTATGCCGCATGTGTCGGTGGGCAAGCTGTTCTTTGGACTACTGAAGAAGGCTTTGCAGTTACTACGACGGAGGTGGACGAGTTTACCAATGATAAGACTTTATTGATTTGGATAGCTTGGGCAAAAAGAAAAGGTGGAAAAGTCGGTATTGTACATACTGATTTTTTTACAGAGCTTGCGAAAGAACATGGGTATACCAAGTTAGAAATTAGATCGAACGTCGAGACAGTCGGAACTTATTTAACTGGTAGTGGTTGGGCTATAGATACAGTTGTTTATTCGAGGGATGTATGAGTTCAAAACCAAAGAGTAGCGATTACAAACCATCTGAGATGGAAAAGACAAGCGCAGCGGTAGCTAAAGCGCAGTACGACAATTTTAAAAAGAAATATGATCCGCTGTTGTTGAAGATGCGCGATCAGTCGTTGTCGGACGACCCAACCCGTATCGCAAGAGGTCGAGCTAATGCAGACACGATGCAAACATTAACTGCTCAACCTACGCTAAGACAGGCTACCGATGTGGGTAGCGCTGGAGCGTTGGCAGGTGGACTGACTTCACAACTAGGGCAAGCAACGGCAACAGGCAAAGCTATACAGGCAAGAGATCAGACGAATGTTTTAGGCACACGTTTAGGACAAGCGGCTGATGCACAAAGTGGTATGTCACAGCTTGCCCGGATGCAGACTTCAGAAGGACTAGCCAGAGCAGCAAACAGACAGGCGGTAGCGCAGAGTAAATACGATGCCGCAGGTCAGATTGCAGGTACAGCGATTGGGCAAGGGTTAGGTAATCTCGGAAGTACCGGACGCGATCCTTACACTAATACACCTGGGGCTGTTCAAGGTAGTTTTTTTACACCTGTAGATTCACAAGGCAGAAAGGTAAAAGGGCTACGAGACAGATTTAGATATACGCTTGGCGGGCAGTGACATGGTTGATTTATACGATAAATACGATACAGCAATTAGCAAAGCAAAAACTAGCGGGACGTTACCTACTGTAGATGACCCAGAAAAAACTTTTGCGGATATGACTCGTGATGATTACCTGCGGTACGTCAAAGACTACAGCAAGTTCGAGGATGACTTAATTGCTAAAGCGACGACTGATACTTCCCTTGTTGACCAAGCAAGAGAAGATGCAAAAATTGCTCAAGGGCTTACACAAGGGATTGCAAGTAGAAATGCTCAACGCTATGGCGTAGGTCTGACTCCCGCACAGCGATTAGCACAGCAACGCAACATTCAACTGGGTACTACTTTAAGTGGTATTCAAGGCGTCGCTGATGCACAGATAGCGCAAAGAGAATTAAACAAATCAACATTGGCTGATCTAATTAATATCGGACAAGGTGTAAACAGAGCTTCTCAAAGTCAGATGGGTAGTGCAGCAGGGAATCAAATTGACAGACGAATGGCTTATGACAGAGCTAAAGCACAATCCAAAATGAACACCTATAGCACACTAGGCAGTTTAGGCAGTTTAGCTCTTATAGCTACAGGCTTCTAGCAGGGAACTATTATGGCACTCGGTGATGCACTTTTAAGTACGTTTCGTACACAACAAATAGCGAATCAACAACGTCAGGCTAATCAGTTGGCGCAACAGCGACTTGATGTGAGTCGTCAGCAGCTTGGTCTTATGGAGCAGCAAGAAGCGCGACAGGCGCAACAGTTTGCCAATGAAGAAAAGGTTCGAATGAATGACGGCACATTCAACCAAATGCTTGAAAATGGCTATTTTGATATAAAAACCAACAGGTTTAATAAAGAAAAATTTAGAACCGATATACAAAACGGTGTGCCAGCAGCAGATGCGCTTGCCCTTAGAATGGCGCAAGATAAGTTAGGCATGACTACACCCGAAGGCTTCGCACTCGACAAAGTGACCAGACTACCCAATGGGAAATTTGCTTTTGGTGGTAGTTACACTGATGGTCGAGGTGTGTTTGGTGAAGGAGTTTTAACTAAAGACGGCACAAGTTTCCCAGATTCTGAAATAGCAACTTTTGAAAATGCTGGCGACATCGCAAATGCGGCTGAACTGTATTACAAAACAACTCT